GGGTCGTTCTGTAAGCCAGGTATAATTCTCTTAACACCGGCTATTGATTCCGTATAGTAAGACTCATTTGTTGTTGCGTTAAAACGATTTGCTGTGGCTCTTATAAAGAAATGTCTTGACGCAATTGTTTCTTCTCGTTTAGCTTGGAAGAATTGACCACCTTTTATTGTCTCATAAAAAGCGTCATTGTTTCCGCCATCTGAATTTGAACCACTTCCAATTAATGATGTCTTAGTACCAATTTTTGTTATTTGTGATTCAACACGATTTGAATTTAAAATCAATGTGCCAATTTCAGGATAAAATAAACCATAAGTTCCAAATGTGCTATCGTCAGAAGATTCATCCCTAATAGTTGTACCTCCATCTAATGTACCACTTACTATATTGTATTCTGGCGAAAAGTTTCTTCTACTTGTGTTCCCACCAACATTTGTCGATGAGTCGTCAATTAGTTTTATGACACCAGGTACACCACTACCACTTAGGTGTAATTCCCAACCACCCCTTTGTAATTCTTCTCTTATTCTTGCACGGTTGAATGTTAATACTAAAATGTCATCTGCTTCATGTGTGCCAAAAGTAAATTTCTCTGTCTGAGGTGGATTTATTAACTGATTGAATTGTCCATAAACCGCAGCTGATGGTCTTTCACCAACGACTCCTACACCACCAAGAGAACCACTACCCGCGTAGTGTCCGTAAGCAACACCAAATTGTATTGATGCAGATGAGTTAGCCGATGGGTTAAATTTAAAAACGTCTAAACTATAGTCGCCTGTGCTACCACTCTGTACGCTTGATGTAAAAAAAGTGGTTATACTACTTACACCATCTTGAAACACACCTGATGTTACAATTGAAGTATTATTTACTATATCGTCTTGTGTGTCTAATATTTTAAAAGTTGCCATTTAAATCACTCCTTAACCGTAATTGATACTAGTTCCGATACCAACTGGTGAGATTACATTCTCTGGTTGGTCAGGACTTATTGTAGCGCCTTCGGTCTTGTTAACTTGAATACTCACAATTGAAGTTAGGCCTGTGTTAACACCTAAAATAGAAACCGTGGCTGTAGCTGGTTCTGTAATCTTCTGTGTTAATAAAGTCACGTTTTGTGCTCGAACACTTCTAGCTAATGCATTACCTTTGAATCGGACGACATTCGTATTCGATATTGTAAATACAAAATTATCATCACCCTCTGAGGTTGGTGAAAGTGGTACATCTGCTCCACCTGCTATATTTGAGTTTGTTATGTTGGAAATCACTATACCTGCACCTGTTAAAGGTACGTCCACTAAAAAACTATTGAAAGTTCTACGATTTGGTATAGCTTCTAATAAATTCATATTTTCTATCACGGAACCGTAAGAATCAGTACCATTAGGATGTGTCACATCAAAAAGTGTGTAATCCACCTCTTCATCACTAAGCGCGAATTTTGTAATGTTCAATCCCTCGCCTGATGATAATAACTCACGTCCTCTTTTTGTGAGTATTGCGTCTACGGTCGTTGTTGAGTTGTCTAAAAATCCCATTTTAATCTCCAAGATTTAATGTAGTATAACTATTCAATTATAAATATCTCTAATTAATTTTTTTATCATAATATCTATTCATCGATTACCTGTAAGTCTGATGTTACCCCATCTACCGGCACTGCTACAGTTGGCGCAGTTCTTCTAACTATAACAGGCGAATCTCCATCTATGGTTGTTCCCCTTGTATTTTTAACACCGGCGTAAATCAGATTATTTAGACCAGTATTATCTTGATAGTTAGCATCTAAATCAGTTTCAATCAGAGACCTTGATGTGTATAAGTTTTCGTTATTGTCCGATGAGTAAATGTTGCTAACATCATAATCAGCTACGCTATCATAAAAGTATCTAAATTCCCTATTGATTAAAGATTTTCTATTATCAAATATTAAGGAGCCAGAAATTTCTTGAAATACTTTATCAGGCCCACCATAAGTTGTGGAACCGCTTATATAAAGAGATTGGTCATCATATTCGTAATTTTTTGTAAATTTATATAGAGATGGTTTTTGTAAAAAATCTATTCCAGCCGTTATAGTGTCTTCAAAGTTTGGGAATTCGGCTTCTAATGATACTACTGATGCGCTAGTTTCATTTTCCTTCTCTAATACCGATACGTTAATAGTATCTCGTAAATCTAATTGTTCAACAGACGGATTATTTTTTTGGACAGGTGATTTTGGTCTTTCAAATATATTACTTTCTATCAACGTCCCAAGATTAGCTTTTGCTCTGGCTGGTATAATTTTCTTGAGTTGTTTAAAAATATTTTGGTCATACTTTTTAATAAGACTCATATACTCAAAGAAATTATTATTGCCTGTATACTTCTTAAAGTATTTATCTGATTCCCTACTTAATTCCCCATACTCCTCCGAGAAAATATCTCTTGGGTCACCAATCAACTCGTTAAAATCTAAATTAGCGAAAGACTGAACTATGTCCTCGTTAATAACATCGGTGGGTGAGAAAAATATACCTAACTTGTTACTATCGAGGGGAGACGAGTCGTTAGAACTATAATCATACCTTTCAGATATTGATAGATTTACACCACTACCACTTAAGTAATTGTCTTCGATTCTTATTTTATTTGCTGTTCTACGATTTGGCCCATGATTCGGTATTATTGTCTTTGTTTTATCTATGACAGTTTCAAATGTGTTAAGACCACCAAAACCCTCTGCACTACCAGATTGTGTGATTGTTTGGTTGGGTCGAACATCTCTTATAAAACCACCAGCTCCTAATGTGGTATTGTCGTCAAATGAGAATCTCCTAGCTATGTTTTCGTAAGAGGAAGATGGTGTGTTACCAATATAAGATTTTGGAGTGGCAACATGAACATCAAATCTTTCTTCATTTAATACCTCACTCCATAATCTAAACTCCATTAATGAACCTGTCAGTTTATTAGCACTAAATGGTGTGGTATCATTACCACCTATAAATAAATCACCACTACCTGTCCAAGCTGCGTTATAAGATTCAGAGGCTGAGGATGAAATAATAAGATTAGATTTTGATGCTAATCTGATTCTATCTAAACCATCGTCATATTTTTTTACAAAAAGGTCATAACTAAAAGCGTCAGCTATAGCATCAGTATTTGTATCTACTTTTCTAACAGATACATCATCCCAATAAATGGAGGATGAGGGTTTATTATTTTCGAACCTTATACCCAATTTCGATGTGTTTGGAAACTTAATTGTTTTTCTTACTTGTATCTGTTTCCATTCATTTTCATTAACACCAACTCTTTGTGAAGATTTTATACCACCATCAAAGTTTGTGTTCTCTAACTCTTCAGTCCAACTTACCACCTCTTCATTACTGTCTAACTCGAATAAGGTTAATGATGCGACCGAGTCTACCAAACTTGCTGATGCTTTACAAAAAGCTGAAAATAAATAAGTCTCTCCCTCACTTACACTTGTTATACTTGCCGAGTTACCAGGATGGTCTACACCTGGATTCCTATAAAAGAATGTATAGGATGTATTTGTATCGGATGTATTAACATGAAGTAAACTCTTGGTGCCTGTTCTTGCGACATTCGAACTACTAACAATTTCTATTCTACCAAATTCAGCGCTATTACTTCCAGTAATAAAAGGTGGGTTGAATAGACCCTCGTTGGTTCCAACCTCAAAGGATGGTTGAGGAAATAACTCTGTATCAACCTTTGATTTTCTTAACATCACAGAGTGATACTGTCCATCAAATACAGGTAATATAGATGAGCTTATTTCTTTATAACCATCCGAGCCAGATAACATAAATGATACCGTACCATTATTATCGGCTGAACCATTATCTTTTAATTTTAATGCAAATTGGTCATCTTTTTGTACAAGTATTTGGTCACTACCCGATACAGACCTAAATCTAACCTCTATTGTTTCAGGCTTTAATCCACCCTCGGCATCATCCCAAGATGTTTCTACATATTGACCACTCCTAAAACCCAACGCTCTTGTAAATTTTCTACTAATCTCAAAAGATGCTTTTTGATTATCAGTTTGTAGTCCACCATACTCCCTAACTCTGAGAATAGAACTTGGTATACCATAACAATTCATTATCGCTCTTAAAGAACCTAAAGTACCTTTTGATTTTAAAATATAAGGTAAGCTAGCGATTAATCTTTTCGTAATCTCCTTTGATATATCAGCCTCTGTTGGTGAATCGAGAGAGCCAGAAGTATAAAGACCATAAGAACTACCTGTTAGTTTTTGTCCAAAACCAAATCTACTTAGCTCAATTAAATCTTTGCCATCTTGGGTGTCCCAACCTAAAGATTTAGCAACAGTAAAAATTAGGTCTGTGGATAGACCATCTGATATATCGTATTGTCTATCATTTATATTTGTTAATGATTTTATGTACAACCACAACTCATCAAAGTGTTGTCCAACCATATCCATAAAATCTAAGAATTGTTTGTTATCAAAATCAGCGGATATGTGTTCTGGTAATAAATTCACTAATCGGTTTGGGTTTTCGGCATCATATAATGATGCTGAATATATCTGACCTGTTCTTGAAGTTTTAGAACCATACCAATCGGTAAACAACGATGATGTTGTGTTGACGGGTAAGTAAGGGTCAGCGAATGTACCAGCACCAGTTTTTGGTACGGACGTATCCAATTTATTTTCAGATGAACTTGTAACATACGATGAACTTATATTATAAAGGTAACTTTCGTAACCATCGAAATTTCTTTTATACTCTCTGATATTATTTTCATATGTTATCGCATCTGCCCCTCCACCCACAATTACTGCGTTTGATGAACTTAGTGCAGTATTCGATTGTATTTGCTCTAACTTATATTTAAAATTCTTAAGTCTTTTTTCGGCTGAACTAAAGTTTACAAACTCACCATAGTCTGTATAATCAACATTTATCTGTACAGGTTTATCGCTGCCTGATAAAAATTTATCTAAAATCTCTTGTTGTAATTTTTTATCATCTGTGATTAAATCTCGTCTATTTTTAGATATCAATTGTCTTTTTGATATCGGTGCCTGTACGTTTACTGAATCAGGTGTGAAGAGAACATTAACATTTTCATCTTCCTGTTCATAAGGAATTAACTCTACTGTCTCGGTCAACTGAGGTAGTATCTCTTGTACAATAAACAACTTGTCTTTTTCTTGTATATTTTCATCAAGTGGTTCGTATAGTTTTAGAACTATAGAATATGGTGATTCAGGAAATAAACCTTTGTCAACTATGAGGTTTGTTATTAAGACTTTATTATCATCACCAAGATGAATGTAATTTGTTAAGTCTCTTACCTCGTTTGCTTTATATGATATTTTAGCACCTGTGAATCCTCCATTCTCAACATATCCGCTGGCAGGTACTTTAGGTCTTAAAGATACTAGATTAGTAAAATCTTCCCAACTCTGTTCTAGTTCGAGCTGTCCATTTTCGAGGTCTATTTTTGTTATGGCTGACACGAATGGAGCAAGTATGTATGTGTTTGGGTCATCCTCAGCAGATATTATACCGACAACTTTTATTTTTCTAGCACCTAAATCCTCAAAATATTGCTCTTGTCCAACCTCTAAACTTAATTCGTATTCTACATCACTTGGTGTCAAACCTAAATCGGATGGTTTGAAAGTGTATACGTCAGCAAATGGTACGTCTGAAGCAGGTGGTGCTGACGGCCATTCAGGTACAACATTCCCATTTACTGAAAAAAACAATTCTGTTGATTCGTTGAAACCACTATAGGTGTTTTTATTTATAATAACACTAATCTCGCTATCAACGAATGCCTGATTCGATGCTTCTAAACCTGTTATCTTAAATTGTGCAGCCATCTTAAGAAGCTTTTTCTATGCTTAAGGCGTTTGCTATGAACACGCTACTTTTTACACCCAAAGCAGGTCTACTAATCTTTAATCCAACACCAATCATCATATCATCACCGTATATTTCAACTGTAATCTCTTTTAAATCAGTGCCTTGATGTGTTAAGCTACCAGCTCGTGCACCTTGTATAATTATATCACCCTCGACAGTCCTACCTACTACAGCCCTCCTAAAAAGTTCTGTTGAATTAAAAGGGTTAAAACCACCTTTTTTTCTTCGGTCTCTGTCAAATCCAAAAATAGTCCACTCATACTCAAATGCAACATTTTGTGGTCTACTTGAAACACTCTTTAACGTAAGTATCGTAGGTACATTTTCCTTACCACCTTTAAACTTCGCACCTAATTTCGCTGCTTGGTCTACGCCAGCAATAATATTTTTTATTATTCTTTCATTTTGCCATGCGAATTGACTTTGGTCGGGTACATCGTCATCAAGACTCATATTTAAATTTGTACCATCATTTGTAAATGAATTATAGTAAAAATTAAAATCAAGCTCACCCTCTCTATAGAAATCAGTAATTTCCTCTGATACTACAAAACGTGCCGCAACTACGAGTGGGTCAGATTCAATCGTGTCAATCTCTTCAGTAAGATTTCCTGCTGTTGGTAGTGGTTCTGGTGGTATGACGCTCTCAATAAAAGCATTATTAATAAATAAAGTACCACCCTCCATATTAGGTCTCAAGTTTTCACTTTTATCTATATGTAAAATTTTAGAATTATTAGCATTTTCACTTGGTAAGTTTGCCAGTTTTACAGGTGATTTAAAAGTAAATAAATTGTTTCGAGTTTGAAAATTTATAAAAGAATTTAGGTAATCATTATCTTTAATCTTTTGTGCAACTATTCTAACTTCACTTCTACTTGGTGAAATTTCTTGAATAAAATATTTTAGCTCTTTTAACTGTAAGATTTTTCCTGTGCTATTCTCATGGCTATCACCATCCATTATCGTTCCATCAGGCATAACATGATACCCAAGAGACGGGTCATATGTCTGACCACTCTCATCAACTAATATTGTTTGATAAGAACCAGCAACTTTTCTAAGAAAGTTATATTTTACAACGTAACGACCCCTATCATAACCAACCTTTCTTAATATTGTGCCTGTGTTTAATTTAATCTCGGGCTTACCCTCAATCTCTTCATATGTATAATCAGTCTTATCCACAATGACACTCTGTATAAAGTTTTGTTCAGAATCATGTATTAAAGCCTCTACATAATCATCATCATTATTAATGTCAAATGGTGATATGTATTTATAATTTATATCATCCTTATTGATTCTTTGACCTGTAAATAAAATGTCAAAGTCTTTTTGACTTAATCTTTTTTCCATTATAAATCCTCACCATCCGCAATAGATTCTAAATCTGCATCCGAGATGGATTTTAAATCAGCTAATGTTAAACCACGACCATAATACTCACCAAGGTTTCTAAATCTTCTTTTTAGTCCATCCTCTATTAAAAATCGAGTTGTATCAAATGGGTCGAAATTTGTAACCACATCACCATCTTCTACATCCTCAGGTAATCCAGCCGATACGGTTACTGTAAACAATTCTGATATATCTCTGTTTACTATGTTATTAAGTAAATCGCCACCATGATAAATCGGAAGATTTATATTTTGTGTTGATTTACTCAAATCCACTTGTTCTGGTAATAAAAAATCTTCATAAATAGAATTTGTAATCTGTTCATCAAAATTTATTGTTTCAATACCCTCAAGTGGTTGACCTATTCTTTCATACGACAACAAAATATTTTCTTCGGTTCTAAAATCATTTTCAGATGAGCCTGATAATCTGTTTAAATATTCAGCACGTATATCATCTCTAAATGAGTTGTAAAATAAACTCTTTCCTTCTTCAAGTTGTTCTTTTGTATATGGCATTAGATTGATACCTTAAATGTGAATCCCTCGTCAAGTATTAATTTTTGCTCATCGTTAGTACCACTACCACTTACGACCTGAAACAAGATTGAATAAAACCTCTCTGGTTGAAAACCATCTAAATCCAAATTAAAAAAGTTTCCATTTGAATCACAACTTATTCGTGAACCACTACCAAATGGAACGATTATGTCCTCAGTCTCTGCATCCTGTAATTGATAAAAAGAACCGTCCCCACTTGCGCTACCGCTTGGTAAATACTTTACCGTTAAATTACTCGGTGTTGATGCAAATGTTTTTTCAGGAAACCTATCCCTACCTACGACCCTAAATTTAGCTCTTGACTTTTCTTTATACTCAGGTCTCAGACCTTTCATGTATACGACTAAGTCCTCTATCTCACTTTGTGTTAAAGGTGATAAAGAGCCTGTGTTCCAAGTGGAATCATCATATACTATCTCAAGAGCTGGTGGATATTTTGTGTGAGTATCGGAGGAGAAAAATGATAGACTTCCTAATCTCTCTGTGCTACCCTCATCATCAGTCGATTGAATAGTTCCTAAACTACCGCTACGTTTTACTATGAATCCGTTATTAGGAATTACACCATCCAACCATTGGTTGACGATGTTAGTGACATCCATCCTAACGTCCTCAGTTTGATGATTTAATGAATGTGTTGCCTCAAAACCACTACCTGTAAACCAAGCGCCACCTGAACCACTAACGTTTGTAATCCAATTAGTACCGACTGTAGCACCATCTCGGAAATTAAAACTACAACCCTCTGTGGTTACAGGATTATCATCACGTCTCCCTTGTCCCATCGTCCATGAACCGCTAACTGGATAAGCAAATAAACTTTGTGACACCGATAGTGCTGATGGTCTCGCATCAAATAAATTTAAATAATATTTGAAAACTTTTGTAGGATTTTGTGCCTCTAATCTTTGAGCCTTTGTTATATCGAATTGTACCAAAGCCCTCGATACATTGACGGTCGTACCAGCAACATTTACATCTTTTTTAATTTCTAAAATCTCATCTAAGCCTGTATTTTGAGAACCACTTTCTTGATAAAGTGTCGCGTCTCTTTCTGGAAAAATAAAAAAATGCATTATCTTACTCCGTGATACCTAATGCGTCCCCAACCACAGTGCCTCTTATATCTGTGTCAGGAAAACGTACTTGAAAAATACTTGGGTCTAAAGCAGTATAGATTACACCATTGATTGTCGCTGATGGTATGTCAAAAGCATTACCTGAGTAACCCTCTGATGGTTTAAATTTATTCGTAATCACTATTTGCTCTTTACTTCTTTGACCATCTACTAATGGATTTATAACACTCGATACACCGTCAACCAATGATAATTCATAAACAATATCCGATATTATAATCGGTTGTCCTATCTGCCATCTTGTGACATCAAAATAATCCTTGACCCTATCTATGCATCTTAATAGAATGTCGTTTTTATTAAAACCGACTTTTGTTAATATTGCAAAATCAACAGAAACATCAATGATGTAAGCGTCTTTAATATTTACAGCGTCCGTAACTAATCTATATTGTGATAAATAAGTTTTTAAATTTTCTTTAACAACGCCTGAAAGTGGAGCTAAATTATTATTGGAATCATATCCTAACGTGTACATATTCATAGCTAATGGGTTTGGTACACGGGCAGTTAGTTGTCTTATGGTCAAACCATTAGTGACATCTTCGGTTGTTACTTTTCTATCCAATTCGTTAGTAGGTTTATTTAATTGGTCATCTTGTGTTAAGCTCACTTTCGCAATATTACCATATTTTGCTGGTAATGAATATGCTCTAACTATGTAATCCTCTTTTGTAACTGCTCTTTGTTGTGCTTGATAATAAGCTAACGCATTTTCACGTACATCTCTGACCGATTCTCCACCTCCACCGCCTGTAGCAGGATTTGGATTAGTGAATGAGACCGAATCTTTAGAATTTTGAACTAATGTTGAAGATAAGTTTTCCTCTTGAATTTCAAAAGTTGTACCAGCCTTGAATGTGATATCTCCACTAACAACATTATCATCCACACCACCACCGTAAGCATATTCTATGGTGAGAGTAGTATTGGCTGGTGCTAAACCAAATGTTTTTGTTTTTAAAAAATTACTTGGGTCAAAAGCAGTGGTCAAAAAACTTGGACTGCCAGGCAAATTAGAACCAACACTATCTGGATTAGGAATAATCTCTTCGTCAGGATTATCCGAAACTCCTGCTCCGAATCTAAGAATAGTCTCATCATTTTCATTTATAAAAGTTGTAAATCTTCTTGATGTCTTTTTTAATTTCAAAATATAAGGTGAGGTGTCACGACTAATCACAGAGGTCGGGTCATTTGTTGAATTGTTTTCAATATCATCAAAAATTGTATCTCTAGCTAAAGAATCAACCTCATACCATTTATTACCATCACTATCAGTACATGATATGATTTCTATCACATCCGAATTTTCTAATTTTATTTGTGTATACTTTTGAGCTAAACTAAAGTCAAAAAACTCTTTCGCTATCTGTCCACTTTCTGCCTTAACTCTTTTCTTCAATAAAAATTTAGTCGGTGTACCACCATCACTTTCAAATATTGTTGTTACCCTTTGGTCTGATAGGGTATCAAATTTAAAATTGACATCCTCTAAAGTTCTGAATGTTGTTCCATTAGTTGCTGAGTTTACTCTAGCTCCAGCTTTTATTGTTAACGCATATCTATAATCTGGTTTTCCATTTAGAGCCGGTACGGTTTGAAAAACGTCTAATACCACATTAGCGGGCGATGTTACACGAGGTTTGTATCCTAAAGCCTGAGCTATATTGTATACACTCCTTTTTTCTTCAGCATAAGGTAGTAAGGATTCTCTGAATTGACTATCGAGATAATATGATAACACATCACCTACATAGGATGCCATCTCAATAAACATCATACCTGGTGATGCTTCGTTAAAATCATTGTAAGTTGAAGGAAAGTATGTTTTAGCGTACTCAACCAAACTATTTCTGAAGTCATCGAAATCTTTATTTAGATAGTTAATCTCTCTAACTTTGTTTTTCTTTGCTGTTGTTCTAGCCATTTTGTTATCCGTTTACGTTTAATAAAGCTTCCTGCTCCTCCGAACTAAGAGCGGGAACAAATTTTATTTTTACAAATACTTGATTTTTATCACCATCTTGTGTTAGAGTTTCAACACTATTAATTGTGATATAAGATAACCATTGTGAGACTGCCCGTTTTACCTCGTTTTCAATTCGTATTGGTAGTTCATCATCTATCTGTTCAAAACAAAGTTCTCTCAACCTACTACCAAAGTTTGGTTGACCTACCCTCTCACCAACTTGCGTTAATAATAAATTTCTTAGATTGTGTATTGATTGTTCAACCGAAGTTTTTGTAAGGGCAAAGTCGTTTAGGGTATCACCCTTTAATGGAAAAGATAAACCTATGTAAGTGTTACTATTAAGGTCATTTTGTCTAGCAGACATTACTTACCTTTCTTATTCATTGCTTTCATTAAATCGCTATAATCACGAGTTAGTGCGGCTGTTACTGCCTGTGGTACATCATCGACTGACTTACCAGCTTTTTTAAGAGAATCGATTGCAACCATATCTCTTTTAACCTCATCGGATTTTCCATAACCCATTAATTCAGCCACCCTTGAAGAATCAAAAGTCCCACCACCTAATGTCGGATATGCATCATCTTGTTTTTCTGACGTTTTCAATCCAACTGTTTCATTTAAAACATCGTTTAGGGATTTGTTTTGTGTATATTGTTTTTTTGGTTTGCTTTGAACCTGAGGCTCTTGTACAGTCTTGTTCTCATTCATAAATATCTTTTGAACTTCTTTTTTAACCTCACTACGAACCACTTCTCGAATTATTTTTAGTAAACCTTTTTTTGTCATTATGTTACCTCTTATTTTAAATGTCTTTTAAAGAATCGTTTTCTTTTGCTTTTTCTTCTTTAATTTCCTTTTTAAATTCTTTTTTCTTACCACCATCATAATTGTATGCGTGTCCCTCTTCAATTAAAATATCATTTACACTAACCCAACCATCTATTGATAAATCAATCTCATTATTCACACTATTTATACATTCTATTATATGTTCGCCAACGTAATCAGGTGATACAAATACTTCACCCAATACCCTACCAAATTTGCCTGTACCATGTGATATTAATTTAAAAACACCAGCTTCTAATAATTCTTTATTTCTAGCCTTAGCAGCCAAACCTTTTTCTTTCTCAGCTAAATCTCTTGTACGAGATTCCCAAGTATCGATACCCATGTATCTAACTCTTTTTTTAATCTTAATATCGAAACCCAAATCAATGTAACAATCTATTGTATCACCATCGACAACCTTAATAAGTTCAGCCTGATATTCACGCGATTCTAATTTTTTTGCCATAATAAATCCTATTAATAATTTTCTAAGTTCAAGTCTTCAGCAGATATATCAATATTTGGTGCATTTATATTTGGCGTATCTGGTAAATCCAAGTTAGGTGGTTGTGGTATATTTAATTCAGGTAACTTGATATCTGGATTAGCTGTTACTACCTGTTTATTTAAAAAAGTTTGTTTTGTTATAACCTCAAATAATCTATTTAGTTTAGCAGGTAATTTAGCTGCAGCCCTCGCTATATTTGGTGGACTGCCTGATAAAGCACCCAAAATATCACTCATCAATGTTAATAAATCTGATTGGAATTGTAATAACACGTCTCCTCGTATAGTTGGAACCATAGGTGCTCTTGGGTCACCCATTTTAATCGTTTGTCCTTTTTTAGCATTTAAGCTTATCTCATCCGCCTCTAAGAATATATTTCTCCTACCAGTAATAAATATATCATCACTTTTAATTAAGACTTTTTTTCCCTCTACTCGTTGTCCATTCAAATTTGTAGCGGTTCCTTCAGACATTAGATATATTGAACTATCATCAAAATCAATATTTTGGGAATATAGATTATTACTAACATTTTTATGACCAACAACAATTTTTGTTACTGCTTTGTTATCATCTGACCCTAAAACAATACCACTATTAAATCTACCATTAAAAACTATATCACCCTCATTTATGTTTATATGTTTTACATTATTATTACGAGTAAACGTATCACCATATTTTTTTAATTCGTCATAATCCGACGTGCCAGCTATCGCGTTTTCATTCGGTGAATTTTGTCTATTTATTATATCCATGTAATAATGTTTTTTGTTGAACTCAATAACTGAGACGTGTTCACCTACTAAAGGTATTTGTGTAAAATTGGGTCTTAGACATAAAACGATATCTTTATCTCGACCAAATCCCTTGACGACCTGTGAATCTTCATCAACAAAAACACCCTTAACACCACCATAAACTTCTTTTGATATTTCAGTTACTTCAAATGCTTCAATTTCATAAAACTCGGTTGCGGCCGATTCGATTCTATCACTAATATATTGGTCTAAATCCGCGTTATATTTGACAAGCTTACCGCTATTACCAGTTCGCCTGTCGGGTGTAATTTGTTTATGATAAGCCATCTGTGGTTTTTATCCCATCTATTTTACTATGAATTTTATCTGATTCTTGTTGTATATCTAAAACTGTGTCTTCAATGTTAGATAGTAATTGATTTTTTTCCTCATCTGATAAACCGAACTCATCTTCCGAACCTGCTTTTTGTTCAGTTGATATTAACCGCTGGACAATACCCGCCATTTTAACAAGCTGGTCATCGTTCTTAACGTTTATTTCTAAATACTCTTTTATCATTGGAACAATCTGCACGGCGGTATCACCATCCTTAATAAATTGCACGAGCTCTTTCGTTAGGACTTCTAACTGTTTTCTGTTAAATTCTGTATTATCGTATATATCTTTGAATAGTGAGGAAAGTGATTTACCGTCAAAGATTTCGTAATCAATAGCCATAAGGTTACCTATATGTTGTCTTTAATAAATATACAAACCAAAAAAAATACTAATATATAAATATATATTCAGATTAATATTACTTTTACATATAGTTATTATAGAGGTTACTCGGTTTTAGGGCTGGGTGACCTTTTTTTTTGTTAACTAACGGGAGAAAACCAATGCAGGAAATCATAACACAGGTCAAAGGGTATATTGATGACTTAGCTCATCTATTAATATCTTTTGTAACCATTGGTGCTGTATCAGAAATCATATTTGGTACTGGTGTCTTTGGTGTGAATGTTATAGGTAACCTCACATCCATCATTAATAAGTTCGGCGAGTCAGGCTTCGCTGGACTTGTCGCCTTGTTGGTGTTGGTGGGTTTATTTCGTAAGTAGGACACGGAATAGCTCTACAATTCCTACTCGTAGAGCATAGAAAAAGGGGAGCGAAAGTTCCCCTTTTTTGTTTGTGGAGCTGACTGGACTTGAACCAGCGACCTCTTCCGTGCAAGGGAAGCGTTCTCCCAACTGAACTACAGCCCCATTATTTTTTTGTTAAATCTATAAGATGTTCATCCTCATAAGTTTTCAATATTCTTTTCACAAGCGGATGTCTAACTGAATCTTCCCTATCAAACTCCATGTGATTAACACCCTCTACATTTTTAAGTCTGAACCAAGCATCGTAGAATCCACTCTTCTCATAATTTGTGACACCGTTAGTTTTAAACTTATCACATTGTGATAGGTCACCTTGCATAATCATTTTACAATTATCTGATATTCTTGTCATCAAGGTTTTAATCTGCATCGGTGAAACGTTTTGTGCCTCATCAAGTATGACATAACAATTTTCTAAGTTAACCCCACGTAAAAAATTTAAAACACTTATCTCAACCTTATTATCGGCTAAGAGTTTAGTAGCTTTATCTCTACCAACTATCTTATCCAATATTGTAAATGTTGATTCGTTATATTGTTGAATCTTTTTATCCAACTCTCCAGGTAGATAACCTAACTTATCCTCGTTACCAACATCTACGGTGGGATTAATTATTATTAATTTATCATAGCCAGTGCCACGACGTAAGACATCTTGTAGTGCTTTATAAACAGATATGTAAGTTTTACCTGTGCCAGCTATTCCATGACACAATACTAACTGAGTATGTTCTTCACTTATTATATCATAGAATATTTTTTGGTTTCTTGTTTTAAACTGAAGATTGTTTACTATCTTAGGTATGGCACCAATTGGTGACTTATAAACCCTTGTTGTCTTCTTTGCCACTTTCGTCCCCCTCTTCTATGGGTGGTATATAATAAGGTGGCTTCGTATCCAATGTATCCTCTACCACCTCTGTCCGTATTCCTAAACTCTGTTCAAATTTGTTCAAAGCAGGCTCTAATGTTCCATTATGGTCTGATATTAAAATAACCACCGCTAATACGCAATGAAAATAAAACCATGTCATTAAAAAATAGAACCTGTATTCGATGTATCAATCTCACCATCCTTTGAAAACTCTTCCAACATATTAGCATAATACTTTTTCATTGAATTAATAACCCTTGTTATATGTTGGGTGTTACTACCTGTCATCTCTCTAATCATAATGTACAACGCTTTTTTGTTAAAGTTTTCTATGTGAGCTCTTTTTCTAAATAACTCTAAAACTGAATCAGCTACCAATATATCTTTCTGTCTATGAAAAATATTTGTTAAATTATTATCCCAATAATCTAACATCTGCATCACAAACTCATTATTGAATTCACTATTTTCAACATCAGCTGATTCTGAATATACATTCCTTTTATAATCTAGTTTTACGATATCGTCATGTATCTTCATTTTCTTATAATTATTATTGTTGTTCAATATCAAGTAATTTTTACCAACAACAGAAAAATAGGAAAATGCTCTACCCTTGGTCGGTTCATATTTAGGCATCTGCATTACCAAGAATGAAACCACCTCATTCTTTACCTCTTCGAATGGATAATCAAAATAATAAAACTTAAAAGTGTGGATTAGATTCTCAGCCATCTTACAAAAAGCTGCGTGAATCTCCTCTCCATATATCTTATTCTTTTCAGCAGGATTCGAAGATTCGTTATATCTAATTATGGCTTCTTGTACAGGTGTACCGAAGTATACTTTACTTTTTTTACGTCTCTTCTTTTTGACTGGTTTAGTCTTATTTGGCATTGCTAGCATTTTCTCCTCTTAAGGTTTGTATGTTTTGTATCACAGTAGCGATTTGCTTAAACTTTTCACCGACCTCATCATCGGATTCAAAATATCCTTTGTCATCTATTTCATTTATATCCATCTGAACCTGAGTTATCTCGGATTCTATATTCCCTATCCAAGTCTCTAATGTCTCGGTCTTCTTCATAAGATTCCAAATAACATATAGCTCAACCACGATAAATACACCTAAAACTATTTCTATAATCATTACTTATCTCCGAATAATTCATCAAAGAGGTCTTTTGACTTCTTAGATAATTGTTCTGCTGTTTCATCCATGGTAACAGCTTTTTTAATATTTTCCACTTTTTTCTGTACCTTTACTTCCTCTTGAATCTCACCACGCTTCCATTCATCATACTCAATCTTGGTAGCCATCATATCAGCTTGGTGTACAACATAAGCTATGTTAGACTTAAGAGCCCAATCAGGATTATAAGACATATAATAACCCTTATTTGCATCCTCATACATTCCATCCGCCAATCTTAAACCTATGTATTCGTTCTCCGACATTGATATTTGAAACTGATTAAGAATGTATACCGCTCTATCTGTAACGGTCATGTATTGTAAAGCGCCATTGTGGGTGAATATCTCACCACGATTCTTTCTATGCCACTCGGAATCTTGTGGTACATAGTAATCCTTATCCATGTCACCGACCTTACCTAAGTCATGGTGTAGAGCTGCGAAGATGACTTCCTCGACATCAAAGTTTATCGTAGCTCCCTCTGCACACCAAAGGTTCATGACCTTGAGAGCACAATCAACAACGTGTAACACGTGCTCAACATAACCACCGACATGAGCATAGTGAAAATGTTCCTTAGCACTCGCTGGCGCTATACACATCCTATCCTCAAAGTGGTCATACATCTTGTTTAGCTTTTCTAAACGTTCACCCTCAAAGGTATTGGAAACAAGATTTCTCAGCTGTTCCCAATTCTTTTGTATTTGTTCAGGTGTTAGTTCTTTCATTTTATAACCTCGTATCCTATTCTTGTTAATTTAATATCTTTTTCTTTTCTTAATCTATTTCTGTATGGAGTAAAAGAGATTCTTATTCCCCAATTCATGTATTTGATAATATCTCTCTTTGTTACTGACTCTTTTGTTTTAATAAAATTGAGTATCTTTTTATAGGCCTCTGTTTCACCAATTTCTTTTGAATCAAAATTCCAACCATCAAACCATTTTTTGATTCGACCATGCCATGGAAAATTTCTTAACTTAGGTTCTAAATGTTTATTGACATCATCTCTCATGGTAGGATTATCAAGCATCTGCTCTATCTTATCAAGAAAGTTTGTTTCTTCATATAGTAGTGGATAATCATCTCCAACCATTTCAGGATAACATAATTTATTTGGTAAAACATAAGGAACACCTTGGCTTAAACCATCGGTCGTTGATATACTCCAAGCGCTATAAGTTTTAAAACAGCCCACACCCATATGCATCCTTCTGATAAATTTAAGATAATCTTGTCTATTTGTAATCTCCACCCTTTTAGCATAAGGTCTATTAATTTTAGATATGGTTGTTAAAACCTTGAAATCTTGTCTCTTCTCATATAACTTATCCATTTGCTTAACAAACCATTTGAAGCCTGTATATCCATTATCTCTGTGATTGAATAATATTGTTTTCTTATCATATTGGTGCTTTGTTGATAAATTATCAATACCAAGATAATGTGGTTGGATTTTGTCTCGTAATAACTTTAACTGTTTATCATTAAACAAATCTTTACTTTTTTCTAAAATAAAATCTTTTAACCATGCCGAGTTTACACCACACTCATCCATCTCTAAAATACCCAATAAATTCTGATTTAACATTGTAGTATCGTAATTAGAATTTTGTTTGACCTCGAACCAGTGTGAGTAACCGACAAAAATAGGATGAATATTTGTTGAATTCATGAACAAATTTTTAAGAGCTAAAGTTTGTTCAGGCAAGTGTGAATAAACCACATCATAGTCCTGCCCTCTCCAATCTAAAACCTTAATTATTTCATCTGCGTTAAAGTGTGTTCTCATTTTATTAGGATATGTCGGAATCCTTAACATCACCTGTTCTGTGTTTTCATAATCTAAACAACGCATATATTCAGGTGTAAGGATAGTCCAAAACACATCTTTTTTTATTTTATTAACCTCTCTTATAGTGTTTGCTAATACAACCACATAAGAATCTTTTTCGAGATTTTTACTAAAAGTAATGTTCGGATAAACTAATATTTTATGTTTATACTCTTTACTTTCATCTTTCTCTTCTGTGAATTTGTAAATATTCAATATATTTCTCCATAACTTTGTTATGTCGAAATATGCGAACACCTAAGTGCTCTTAATTGATATCCTTAGATATCCATTCGTACATTTATTTTAATTGTTTATATTTTTCTATGACCCTTTCAACAACTGGTTTAGAAGTTACAACTGACATCATAACGTCTTGTTCAACATTTTGCGGATTCGACATCATATTTTCATATGTTTTTAAAACACCATCAAAATAATCAGCAGGTTTTGGAAAGTTTCCTTTATTCCATGTCCTATTTGTTTTTG